GCAGAGGCACGAGCAGAGGCACGAGTGGAAGAGTATGCATTCGACCTCTCCGAGCGTGAGTTGGCAATTATTGGGGAGTTAGATGGCAAGACTAAACAATCCGAACGCAGCGAAGAACTTAACGCCTAACAGTCAGCGCACCAAAGAGGAGCTGAGCGAGATAGGCAAGAAGGGTGCCGCGAAGTCTAACGCGGTTCAGAAACGCAGGCGTGAGATTCGTGAGACGCTTCTAGATCTTCTCGCCATGCCGATGAAGCCAGGCAAGCTGTCACAGGCGTCCACTATCTCCGGGCTCACGGGTAAGAACGTGACCGCCAGCGAAGCCATGGCGCTTGCTATGCTCGCCCAGGCACTTGAAGGAGACGTGCGCGCGGCTGAGTTCGTTCGCGATTCTTCCGGACAGAAACCTGTACAGCAGATGGAAGTGTCCGCCAACGCTAAGGAAGCTAGCGCCGCGTTTAAGAGTTTGCTCGACGAGGTAGAGAGTGATGGAGACAAATATAGCACTCGCGACGCTTATGACCAAGCACCCGGTTCGCCTGGCGCATGAGCTTGGTTACGACCTTCTGCGCGAAGGACTCCACGACAGATGGATCCATGAGATGGTCTTTGGCGTGGGCGACATGACGCTTCAGTCTCATCGTGGCTCATACAAGACAACCTGCGTCGAGGTGGCTTTGTGGTTGATATTGCTCACGCGTCCAGACTTGACCGTGGGTTTCCAGCGCAAAGGTGAGAATGACGTCGCGGAGGTACTCGCGGCAGTCCGTCGCATGGTCGAGCATCCGCTCACCCAGGAGATTGCGCAGAGTATCTACGGCCAGCCACTGAAGCTGACCACAGCAAGCTCCACAGCAATCTCGACAAGTCTCGCGTGTAACGTCTCCGGCTCACCACAGTTAACGGGCATCGGCATTGGTGGCTCGCTCACCGGTAAGCACTGGGACATCATCTTCACGGACGACATCGTCACACTGCGTGACCGCGTGAGCCGCGCCGAGCGTGAGCGCACAAAGCAGATTTACCGCGAGCTGCAGAACGTTAAGAACCGCGGCGGACGCATCATCAACACGGGAACCCCGTGGCATAAAGACGACGCGTTCACCATCATGCCGCCCGCTGAGAAGTGGCCATGGGATACCACGGGGCTCGTGAGTGTGGACGCAGCCACAGAACTGAAGGCGTCGATGACGCACTCACTTTTCGCAGCGAACTACGAGCTGCGCCATGTGGCAGAGGAGGGCGTGGTCTTTGAGGGCGATTGTAAGACCTTCAAAGACGAGAGCCTTCTTTTTGACGGCATCATGCATGTGGATGCGGCCTATGGTGGTTCAGACGGTACGGCCATCACGTGTATCAAGTGGGTGGGCGATGAAGCATTCGTCCACGGTGAACTGTACCGCGAGACGCACGTCGATAAGTGCATGGCGCGCATCTTGGAGCTACACCGCGAGCTGAGACTTGGCACGGTGTACATGGAGAAGAACGCGGATAAGGGATACGTGGCCGACAAGCTCGACGGGTACGGGTTGCCCGTTCGCACGTACTCAGAGACCGCCAACAAGTTCATCAAGATTGCGACGTATGGCCGTGGCACTTGGTCCAAGCTGTCCAGGCTTGAGAGTGTCCGCGAAGCCAGCGTCGATTACTGGAACGAAGTCATGGACTTCACCGAGGGAGCGGAGCACGATGACGCGCCTGATTCCCTCTCGTGCGCTATTCGCTTGCACGATAACGCGCCAACCATTCGACTATTTAGAGGAGGCATTTAGTGAGTGCTGACGTTAAGGGAGCAAACGCTTCCACGTTTGAGCAAAGGGGCGGCTACCGCCTACCAAAAGACACACAGATGACCGCGGAGCTTCTTGGCAAGCTCTTGGTGGACTACCGCGCAAAGCAGGTTAACCGCTTGGCCAGCCTTCGCAAAGCATACGAGGGTGACCACGACATTCTGCACCAGAAAGAAAAGGCGGAATACAAGCCAGACAATAGGCTCGTGGCCAACTTCGCCAAGCAGATCGTGGACTCCATGGTCGGCTACTTTCTGGGCGTTCCTATCCGCACGACAGCCGACGATGAAGCGTTCGCGGAGTATTTGGACGTATGGAGCGCAGTCAATGATTCCGATGACCTAGACGCCGAACTTTCCAAGCTGGCGGACATCTATGGCGCAGGCTACGAGCTGATGTGGCGAGACGAGGAAGCCTTCGCGCGTTCTTGCTCAGTCACGCCAATGAATTGCTTTGTCGTCCGCGATGACACAGTAGAGAATGACATCATCTACGCGGTGCGCTTCTGGTTGGACGATAACCTTTTCGACAATGCTCGCGACACACTGCGCGGAACACTCTACGACCATATGTTCGAGACGCCGTTTGTGATGGACGGCTCGAAGGTCATCTTCGGCGAGCCTGTCATCCACGGCTTTGACGATGTGCCTGTGGTTGAGTATGTAGACAATGAGGAGCGCCTGGGACTCTTTGAAGGCGTCATGTCACTCATTAACGCGTACAACAAAGCAATCTCCGAGAAGGCTAATGATGTCGAGTACTACGCTGATGCTTATCTGAAGATTCTCGGCGCGCGCCTGGACGAACAGACGCTTCAGAATCTGAGAGACTCGCGCATCATCAACCTGGACTCGAGAGACGCGGCAAACGTCACCGTTGAGTTTCTGTCTAAGCCAGACGCAGACGGCACACAGGAAAACTTCATTGATCGTGTGGAACGTCTCATCTTCGTTCTGTCGATGGTGTCAGACCTCTCAAGCGAGAAGTTTGACACCAGCTCCGGCATTGCTATCAAGTACCGCCTTCAGGCCATGAGCGATATCGCCGTAGTAAAGCAGAGGAAGTTCCGCCGTTCACTATCAAGGCGCTGGAAGCTGCTTTGTAACTACGCAGGGAACACTCGCCTGGACGCTAAGGCATGGACTACCGTCCGCGCCACCTTCACGCGAAACCTACCATCGAATTTGCTCGAAGAGTCTCAGATTGCGGGCAATCTTTCCGGCATTACGTCCGAGGAGACGCAGCTGTCCGTTCTGTCGTGCGTTGATTCGCCACAGGCTGAGATGCAGCGCATGACCGATGAACGCGCAGAGCAGGCCGCGCAGATGGTCCCAGACCGTACGAACGAAAACAATAACTAAGGAGCAACATGGACTCGTATTGGCATAGCCGCCAAACACTCGCTGACGCAGCGATGGAGAAAGATGAACGCGCTCTGTCGATACGCGTCCATAACGCCTACGAGAGCGAGCTCCGCCGCCTGAATCGTGAGATTGCTGAGTATTATCAGCGCTACGGCGAGAATGGCGTCCTGGAGTATCGCCGTCTCATGGAGACGATGGACCCTAAAGACCGCGAGCTTCTTATCCGTGACTGTGATGAGTTCCTACGTCAGCATCCGGATATGCAGTCCATTGTGGATGTGCGTAAGTCAATTTACCAACTGAACAGGCTCGAAGGCTTACAGGCGTCCGCACGCTTGCACCTCTACCAAGCTACAGGAGACGTGGTTCAGCGCATCGACAACCACATCATGCGCCAGTCTCTACGCGGTGCAAACACAGCGGCAGAAGCGATGGGATTTGGTCGGTCGTTCTACAGCATGGACTCTGACGCAGTTCGCCGTTTTGTCGATACAGTGTGGACGGGTAACACGTCATACTCTCAGCGCATCTGGGACAACACGGAGACGCTCGCGTCTTACGTGGCGCAGGACATGTCAAAGGCACTCGCGCGCGGGGACTCATATCAGCGAATCGCGAAGGCTCTCGAGAAGCGTTTTGTGGATGTTCCACAGTCATCGCTTATGCGCCTGGTTTATACCGAGGGCACTTACGTTTCACGCATGGCGCAGGTTGAGGAGTTGAAGCGTGAAGGTTTCGACTCCTACACCATCGAGGTGGTGCATGACGAGCGCGCTTGTGAAGAGTGCGAAGGCGTGAATGGATCTACGTTTAGGTTCGAGGATATGCAGGTGGGCGTGAACTTCCCACCGCTCCATCCATACTGTAGGTGCCAGATTGCGCCCGCTGTGGATGATTGGGACGCCTGGCAACAGAAGCAAGAGGAGCTTGGCCAAAAGCAGGCGGAGAAAACACTTGAGAGAATCTCTGACGCTAGAGGAGCGGTCAGCGGTGCTTTATATAGTGATGAAGAAGGCAACCATGACCGCATGGAGAAACATGCAATTAGATATTACGATGCCGTTCGTAGTAGGGATAGAACTGAAGAAATAACGAAAGTAACTAATAATTCAGGTGTTAGTAGAGATGTAGTTGAAGACGCATATCAACATATCTTCTATGACATACATCTAAATGAAGATGATGAATTAGTTAGGTTTGCCCCTGATTATGATATGGCGGTATCTTGGCAACGTTTGAGCAATAATGACAATATCCAAGAAATGGATATCGTAATGTTGTATCATGAATCAACGGAGAAACATTTAATGGATAATGGAATGCCATATTTGGAAGCTCACCGTATGACTGAAGAAAAATTCGGGTATGATTACGCGAGCATGGTTAAAGAACTCAGGAAGCCTAAGAAAGGAGGTAGTCAATAATGCTGGAATATGAACTTCTTGGAATGGTTGATGGTGTTGCAACCTATCAATATTATCCAGATGGAGACAGAGAGAATCCTGGCATAGTTCGTTTTGATTCTAATTTTAAGATGATTGATTACACTCCTTCTAAAGAAGATCCAGGCGCATACTACGCGGCAAAACTTTTTCATTGGTTTGAGCGCAAAGGAAGATTCAAGGAAACAGGCTTTATTGCTTGGGGTTAACCTTCATCAACTAACTAGCTTTCACGAGCCACCTCCGGGTGGCTTTTTTGTTACTTCGCTAGGGGAGGTGAGAATATGGCGCGAGTAGTTATCTACATGGCCGAGTGGTGCAGCATCTGTCGCGGGACTATCAAGCGTATAGTGCCTGCTTTATCTGAAGAAGATATTGAGTACGAGATTATCGACGTTGACTGCTCACCGAGGTCCAAGGACGCGAAGAGCATCACTCACCTTCCAACGGTGTGCGTTGTGGACGCAGGGGAGCGCGAGCTTATGCGTTGCCGTGGATGTCCCACGGACGAGGTACTAGAGAAAATTATTGAATTGTGTATTGAAAGCGACTAGACGGTCGCTTTTTTAATGCATCGACCAAGCTTTGACGTCGCTAAAAGCTAAGGAGAAAAGGCACGCCGACGCGCCTTGGAGCGCCGGGGATTAGGAGAAAAACAATGGGTGCAGAAACAAACGCAGCAACAACCACAGAGACCGCAGAGGAGACTAAGCAAGCTCAAGCTCCTGTAGTGGATGGCGAGGGCGCTAACAAGGACGCGGCCACTACCACCACACAGACCGAGCCAAAGCAGGACGACAACAAGCAGCAGCCAAAGTACACGGACGCTGATGTTGACGAGATTGTCTCCAAGCGTCTCGCGAAGTGGGAGAAGCAGCAAGCCGCAAAGGTCGAAGAAGCTGCAAAACTGGCCGAGATGAACGCTCAGCAAAAAGCAGAGTACGAACGTGACAAGGTCCAGAAGGAGCTTGACGAATACAAGCGTCGCGACACCGTAAACGCGATGGTGGCTGAGTCTCGTCGTCAACTCTCTGAGCAAGGTATCACGGTCAGCGATGACATTCTCGCGCGTTTAGTGGGTGAGACTGCAGAGGAAACAAAGGCGTCCGTCGACGCTTTCTCAACGGCTTTCACGGCGGCCGTAGAAGATGCCGTGAAGAAACAACTCGCGGGCAAAGCTCCTGCGGCGGGTGTGGCCACTAAGACAATGACCAAAGAAGAGATCTTGGCCATTAAAGACCCAATCACTCGCCAGGCAGCCATCCGCGACAACATTGGATTATTTGTTTAACACTAAGAAAGGTGGCACATTATGCCAGCAGAAACAGGACTTACCGTAAAGACCGACATCGCTCCTGAGATTTCAATCGACTATGTCAACCGATTCTCTCAGGGCATCCAGGAGCTTCAGAAGGCTCTCGGTATTACCAACCTTATTCCAGTACCACAGGGCGGCACCATCAAGACCTACAAGTTCGTGAAGGACGTTAAGAATGGCGTAGTTGCTGAGGGTGACACCATTCCAGCGTCTAACATCAAGCGTCAGCTTGACCAGACCATCGAGCTTCCTCTTAAAAAGTATCGCCGTGTAACCTCTGCCGAAGCTATCCAGCTTCGTGGACGCGATCGTGCTATCAACGAAGCTGACGCTCAGCTTATTGGCACCATTCAAAGCGGCATCAGAAACGACCTGATTGCAAGCGTCTCCACCACCACTGCAGCAGCAAAGCAGGGCAAGACCCTCCAGGCAGCTATGGCTAACCTCTGGGCAACTCTTACCACTAAGTTCGAGGGTTATGACGGATTCGACACTGACGCAGCCAACCCATTCGTCTTCTTCGTCAATCCTCTTGATGTGGCTGACTACCTCGGCACTGCAACCGTAACCACCCAGAACGCTGCAGGCATCACCTACCTCAAGGACTTCCTTGGCCTGGGTACCGCAATCACCTCTTCCGCGGTTAGGGCAGGTACTCTCTTTGGTACTGCAGCTATGAACCTCAACCTGGCATATATCCCAGCAAACGGTTCTGACCTTGCTTCCACCTTCGGCCTGACTTCAGACGCCACCGGCTTCGTTGGTATCACCCACAGCTCCGACACCAAGACCGCAACCTGCGACACCCTTGTGATGTCTGGCGTTAAGGTCTTCCCAGAGATTACCGACGGCGTTGTTAAGGCTGAGATTAAGGCTACCGTCTAATCCACAAGTAAGGAGGTGAGCGTATGAGCGTATTAGATCGCGTCAAAACACGACTCGAAGCGGTTGAGGATAAGCCGAGCGATAAGTGGCTGGAAGAGGTCACGCATACGCTCACAGACCGCATCTGTTTGCGCGTTGGCGTATGCACGCTACCCACCACAGCTGAATCCCTTGTGGTCGATGCGACCATCAAGGCGGTAAATCGCCGATTCGATGAAGGCATCACGCAGGAGGCGGAGGGGCAGGGCGGAACCTTGTCCCTTCAGTTTGTGGACGACCTCCTCGCGGAATACGCCGCGGAGCTTTCCGCCTTGGCGGAGATTGCTAGGGCGGACACTACCTCCGCTCTGCAGTTTCCAAAGGTGAGGTTCGTATGAAGTGGCGGATGTGTGAGCTGATTGAGCTCGCGGATACCGACGCGCGCGACAAGCTAGGCAATCGCGTGCTCTCGCGCCGGGTGCTTACAACCACCCGGGCGAGGGTATGCCCTGCGTCCCTTGTTGAGACGGTAAACGAAGGCAACGATTACGCGGCGTGTGATTTGACGCTTATCACGACAGTTCCCGCCGAGCTTGCCATCCGTGCGTCTCTTGTACGCTTCCCCGTGATTGACGCTGGCGACGTCTATGAGGTCATCCATGTGAGCGACTTCGGACGCCGTCGTGTTTTGTCACTGAAGAAGCTAAAAGGTGATGCGTATGCCTAGTGTTCGCCTGGAGTTTGATGACGGCGGACTTGGTGACGCACTGAAAGAGCTCGCAAATATCAAGCCCGAGATTGTTATGAAGCGCACCGTGAATGAGATAGCTGAAGACCTACGCGCAACCACACCACGAGATACGGGCGAGTTGATTGGATCCATTCGCCAAAGCGTCAAAGGTGGCGAAGGAGAGATTGGCTATACAGGCGAATACGCGCCGCATGTTGAGTATGGTCATAGGCAAAACGTTGGCCAGTACGTTCCGAAGCTTGGCAAGCGCTTAAAGGCGCCATTCGTTGAAGGCCAGCACTTCTTCGCTACGGAGATAAAGGCGGCGCGCGCTGTTCTAAAGAAGCGGTGCGGCGAGTATCTAAGGAGCAAGGGCTTATGAGGCAAGCACTAAGGCGACTCCCGCTTGACGACTTTGTCGCGGCGGTTGTGGCACGTGTCAAAGAAGGCACGGGCGTTAAATGTGTGACCGACGCGAATAAAGAACCCTCTCCTCTTTATTCCGTCGGCGCACTCTCAGTTCGTCCGGACAAAACAAAAACAATGTGGCTGGATGTCTACACCATCGAGCTTCACGCAATCTCTAAGCCGTCTAAGACGCGCGAGGAGATATTCAAGATGGTGACGGCTCTAGAAGAAGCCATGAGCCAGCCAATTAGTTTGGCTTGTCCGTTCCAGGTCATCCGTCAAACGGATAACGGTCTAAACACAATCAAGCGAGACGAAACAGGAGAATGGCACGCAGTTGTGTCGTTTGAAGTGGTTGTCTCCTATGGTCTGATTATCAAGTAGAAAGGGGCATTACTATGCCAGATTCAACTGCATTTGATAGTGGTGCATATTGTGACGTCTCCGCCGGTGGCGTGAACGCTGTAAACGGCGCAGAGGTCCTGCTCGGCGTATTCAGCGCAGACGGTTCTAAGCTTCTCGCAATCGCTGGCGAGAAGTCTCACAAGGTATCGCTTTCCGCTGACACCACGAGCGTCTCCACGAAGTCTTCTCGCGGTGCTTGGAAGGTTAACCGCGCATCTACTCGTTCCTTCGAGGTTTCCGTTGATACGGTGGCTGTCAAGGACGCTGAGAGCGATAAACTGTTCCGCCAGGCACTCGCCGACGGCACTATTCTGTGTGTCAAGGAGTTCCTGGACAACACCGACTTCACGCCAATCGGCGGCGGCGCTGTCATCGTTACCAAATACGAGGCTGACTCGCCAACCGATGACGTTCGTACCGCGTCTGTATCTCTCACAGGTACAGGCAAGTGGACGTGGTTCGATATTGACGCAGCCGCCAAGGCTAAGGCAATTACCAAGCCAACAGGACGATAAGCGTCCACAACCACACACGGGGTAGCTTCGGCTGCCCCTTTTTTATTAGTTAAGGAGTAAGAAATGGCAGATTTTACCTTCGAGGTTGACGGTACTACATACGAGCTTCTCTACGCGGAGAAGCGTGTGGAGATGGCCGAGAGTGCGATTGGTAACAAGAGCATTATTTCCGTATTCACCGCTCAGCCAACTTTGCGTGAGACTAAGACCCTCTTTGCGTACGGCATCCGTGAGAGTGGCCAGAGTGCATGGGTTAACCCAACACAGGCCATCGAGCTTGCTGGAAAGTACCTACAGGAGCATGGCTACGCTCAGACGCTTGAAGCTGTAAGCGACTCACTCATGAAGGACTGCGGTTTTTTATTCCAGTAGATCTGGTGAGCCCGCGCTGGGTCAGACCATCCACAACCACACAACAGGCCAACCAACCACAAGAAGCGCCACAGAAGCCTCTGACAGGCTACGAGCGTGACGCAATGTGGGCGTGGGCGGCTGTTCGCTTTGGGTGGACGCCGGACGAGTTTGACAGGCTCACAGCGGCTCAGATTGCCCTTCTTCAAGTGGCTGAGCATGACCGCGTCGCGTATGACCAGATGCTTCTCAACGAAGCAATCGCGAACGCGCTTGCCAATGGTTACAAGAAGAAGAGCGAGGAGCCTGAGCTTCTGTGGGTTGAAACAAACAAGCCTGATAGAAAGACCATGAGCGCAAAAGAAGCGCGCGACAAAATGGCCGCGCTTGAGAAGGCTCTATCGAATCAACAGAAATAAACATGAGAGGAGGTATATATGGCAAGTGACTATACACTCTCCGCAAAGTTCACTGTCAACGCTGATGGCTTTATTGACGGCGTAAATAAGGCGCAGTCTTCGCTTAGTCAGATTCAAAACAAAGCGCAGGAAGTATCGCGCTCTATGGATCACAGCATGGGCGACGCATCAGGCAGCGTGCAGTCATCGTTTGCCGAGCTTAGGTCGCGTGCTCAGAACATCTTCAGTGGCATCGCGACAAGCGCGAGAAACGGACTGACTAACGCATGGAACGCCGTACGCACCAACACCCAGCAAATCACGAGCTCGTTGATTGGCGTAGGCCAGGCGGGAATTGCTGCGGTTGCTGGTATGGCCATCCAGGGCGGCATCGACCGCGCGCTGAACATCGACAACGCACGAAAGAAGCTCGCCGGCTTTGGCCATGACGCCCAGGACATTGAGTCCATCATGGACTCGGCCACTCAGTCAGTCCGTGGCACGGCGTTTGGTCTGGGAGATGCAGCAACAGCCGCGGCGACGCTTTCTGCAGCTGGCATTAAGTCCGGCGAGGATATGACCAACACGCTGAAGTCTGTCGCGAATGTTGCGGCGGCATCTGGTCGAGCATTCAACGATATCGGCGTCATCTTCAGCTCTGTCGCATCGCGCGGCAAATTGATGGGCGACGACATGCTGCAGCTTTCAAGCTCTGGCGTGCCGGTTCTGCAGCTTCTGGGTGAATACCTTGGCAAGACGTCTAAGGAAGTCTCCGAGATGGTCTCCAAGGGTCAGATTGACTTCCATACATTCTCGGAAGCCATGCGCATTGGTCTAGGCGAAGCGGCTCTGTCATCTGGTAACACACTGGCTGGCTCATTCGCTAACGTTCGCGCCGCTCTGTCGCGTCTGACCGCTCCAATCTTCACACAGGCCATTCAGGTGTTGGTTGATGTGTTCAAGCAAGCGGCACCGGCTATTGATGCCATGGGCAAGCAACTCGGAAACATTCCGACATTCGTGGCACCTATTGCCGCGGCTTTCTCAGCCATGGCGCTCAGTGGCCTTGCTCCGGTTATCGCAAACATCCCAGTACTTGGCGGTATGCTTGGCCCTTTGTCTGGTCTGCTTAGTGCGCTAGGTGGCCCCGTTGGAATCGCCATCGCTGCGTTTGCTGGCTTGGTTGCGGTGTCTCCACCACTACAAGAAGCGCTCGGCAATCTTATGGGCGCACTTGGTGAACTTGGTAACGCTCTAGGGCCAATCTTCGGCGCGGCAATAGACGCCATCGTTCCGGTGCTTAACTCAATCGTTGAGGTGCTCGGCGGGGCGTTTGCGGTTGTTGTCAATGGCGCAGCGGATCTAATCAAACAACTCGCGGACGCAATCACAAATCTATCCACTGGCGGAGGATTTGACGCGTGGCTTCAGTCCATGCAGCCGGTGGCCGATTTTGTTATGAGTATCCTGCAGCCTGCACTTGACGGATTAAGCACGGGCGCGGGTCTAATCGTTGAAGCATTCAGCGGATTCGGTGAAGCGGTCGGCGGAATGATTGCGACACAAATGCAGATGGCAGAACAGCTACAGGAGATTTTCGCGCCATTTATTGCAACTATTCAGCCACTGATTGATGTATATCTGCAGAATCTAGGAGTGGCATTAACCACAATCGCCACGATTGTTTCTACGATATTCGGCGCAGCCTTTGAGGTTGCTGCAGCGATTGTCTCAGCTGCTATGAATGTTATTGCTGGAGTTATTACAACAGTCACAGGCATTATTCAGACAGTTGTTGGTGTATTCGTTGGTATCTTCACAGGCAACTGGCAGATGGCTGCAAATGGCGCGCAGACAGTATTCCAGGGCATGAGTAACATCATTTCGGGAATTATGGGCGGCCTTCAAGGCATACTGTCTGGCATTGTCAACGGAATCGCGAACATTTTCTCTAGTGTATTTAATGGTATCTCAACCATGGTGGGCAACATCTTCCACGGTATCGCGAGCACGATTGGCAATGTCATGGGTGACTCGAAGAATATCGTTTCAGGGGCTTTGGACGCCATTAGTGGATTCTTCCGTGGCCTACATCTGGAATTCCCAAAGATTAAGCTCCCACACTTCAGCATCTCCGGTACATTCTCGCTCGCGCCACCATCTGTTCCAAGCCTGGGCATTGAGTGGTACGCCGATGGCGGTGTTCTGATGAATCCGACCATGTTCGGCATGAACGGAAACAAAGCCATGATTGGCGGAGAAGCAGGACCTGAAGCTGTTGCGCCAATTAGCACGCTCACAGGCTACATCAGCGACGCGGTGAACAACTCTAAGAGTGACGACGAGCTGATTAGCGAGATTGCTGGACTGCGTGAAGATGTGCGCAATATGCGCGTTGTAATGGATGGCCAGACGGTCGGTTCAATCGTCTCGCCGTATGTGGACTCGAACCTCGGAGAATATAAGGTGGTGGCAAACAGATGACGGAACTAACAGATACGTACGAGGTTGTGGTTGATGGAGTGACGCTTTGCGCCACCTACCGTTTGGCAGTTACGAACTACACAGACAAGCCACCAGCCACCAGAACGTCTACGGTGTCTATCCCTGGACGCGACGGCGTGTTGGACTTGTCTGAGTGGTTGACTGGTGCTCCGGTATTCGACAAGCGGACAATCACCATCACACTCTCACCGCTCGACACGCACGACTGGTCAAGCGTCGAGATGACGCTGACCGCTCTGCGTAACATGCTCCATGGTAGGCGCCTAGAGTTCACCCTGTCCTGGGACGAGGGTTATACCTACACAGGACGCTTCGAGGTCACCTCCCAGACGCTCTACGACGAGACGGCGGCCATCAAGCTAACAATCACTGCAGACCCATACAAGTCGCGCGGCGTCATGCATTACGAGCTCGACGGTGAGCTCGGCAAGACATACATCATCGACGGCCCCGCTCATGCGGTAGTTCCGACCATCACATGTCAGACGCGCGCCCTGGTCAATATCAACGGGCGAACCGTTGACCTTCAGCCGGGTGTGTGGATAAACCGCGACTTGGAGCTTCACAACGGAAAGAATCGCGTAACCGTGAACACTACACCGGACTACGGAACGGCAATCTGGCGCGATTATGCGGGGCTTACGTGGGAGCAGCTTGACGGCACAAGCCTGGCATACGTCGGCCGCGCTGGAAAGAACAGGCTCAAGGGTCTGAAGTGGTCCAGCCTTGCCGGTAAGAAGTGGCAGGATATGCGCGGAACATGGCGAGAGCATGCGTACGTCGATGACGCGGAGACGCACAACAACACAACAGTTATGCTCGACTTCGATTGGAAGGACATTTAATGAGCACAAAGACTCCAAGGCTGGGTCTCACGAAGCCTGACGTCACGGACGAGACTGTTCAGACTATTAAGGACTTGGCCAAAAACTTCGACCTCTTGGACGCAATGTTTCCAGTAGGCGCGATTTATCAATCTACCAAGCCAACTGACCCATCAACGTTTCTAGGTGGTACGTGGCAAGCATTAAACGGTGTATTCCTCTTGGCTCAGTCGCAGAAGTTCCCCGCAGGCTCTACAGGCGGCGAGGATACTCACACGCTGACCATTAACGAGATGCCATCACACAGCCATGGCACCAACATGCACTATGGCACTGATAACGGTGGTGGCAGCCAGTGGACGGCACGCTCGGCTGACACTTACACCAATTACCGTTTCAATGTTGACGCGGTCGGCGGCGGCCAGCCACACAACAACATGCCACCATATCGCGCGGTTTATATGTGGGAGAGGGTGGCGTAAATGTATGTGCTGACTTATGCGGGAAACGTCATTCATGATCCGCGTGAGGAAGGCGTGCAGATTTCAGCCGGTAAGCTTGTAGAAGAGTCGGGGCAATCTCCGACTCTTTCTTTTACCGTGCAGCCAACGCACCCACTCTGGCGCGCGTTTAATCGTGAATCGGTCATGAACACTGAGCGCGAGATTGAGCTCACGGAACACGAGACACAGAAGATTCTCTTCCGTGGTCGAATTCGCAAAGTGTCAATGTCCATGAATGGATCTATTGACGTCACCTGCGAGGGCGCGATGGCGTATCTCAATGACACCACCGTCCGTCCATATAAGACCTATGACACCGACGAGATTGACTGTGAGATTAACGCGCCCGCTAAGGCTGGCGAGCTGTTCGAGTGGTTCATTGAGCAACACAACTCACGCGTGTCTAACCGATGCGAAAAGTTCAAGGTAGGCATTAACGCTGGCGTTAACTTCGGCGCGCTTCAGCGTGGCACTGGCACACGTCCAACCACACTGAAGGAAATGCGCGAGAAGCTCACGAAGCTCTGTGGTGGGTATTTCCGTGTTCGCTACGTGGGCGAGGATAACTACCTCGATTGGCTGAACGCGGACGGTTCAAGCGAAGCGGCTCAGTCTGTAGAGCTTGGCCAGAACCTTCTTGATCTAAACACCGGCGCGGACGGTAAGGACATCTACACGGCCATCGTGCCTGTAGGAAAGACCGGCGAAGGCGAAGATGAGAAGGACGTAACCATCGACGATGAACACGCCTACGTTGGTGGTGGCTATGACATTGTCGGCGATGCGGTCGTCGATACTGCAATGGCTGAGCGTTACGGCGTCATCGAGAAGCTGATGGAGTATGACCATCTGAGCCAACCACAGGCACTTGCAGACAAAGCAGTGGCGGACCTCTCCGCCGGCAAGCTTTCTGATTCCATCACGGTGAGCGCCACGGACTTGCACTACGCGGACGCAACCATTCAACAGATTGACTACTTGCAGCGCGTCCAGGTTACAAGCGAGCCGCACGGCATTGACCGCATGATGCTCTGTGTTGGTCGAATGATTAACCTCGTTGACCCAAAGGCCACGCGATACAGCTTCGGCGCAATCGAAGGCACGCTGACCAAGAGCGGAACAACGTCCCAGGAACGCACGCAGGAAGCAACTGAGAAGCGTTTGACCGCCCTCGCATCGACCACGCGCAAGACGGTAGAAGATACCCACAAGACCACGGTCAAAGTCGCGGCCGTTGAGGAGAAAGCGGCGGCGGTTGAGAAGAAAGCCGATGCAGCCACAGAGAAGATTGCTGACGTAGCAACCACAGCAACAGCAGCAGCTGAGAAGGTCGAGACCGTTGCGGCTAAAGCTGAGAAGGCAGCGGAGGAAGTGAGCCACGTAGCCACAGACGCAAAGAACGCAACAACAGCAGCAAAGGAGGCGAAGACCATGGCAACGGAAGCAAGCAACAAGGCAACAGAGGTGAAGAGTGTAGTTGACGGCTTGTCAAATGCCTTCTCGCATGATGACCGCGGGGCTTATGTTGGTGACAAAACTAAGCAATTCGTATGGGTCAATAAAGACGGCGTTTGGCTTATGAATGGTAAGACCCTTAACGCATCTTTTACAAGTAAAAGGGCAAGTCTTGCAGGGGATAAGTTAATTATTGACGCAGACCAAACTGTTCTAAGCGGTCTTCCAGGCGGCGAGAAAAAGGGTACTCTACTTAGTTCCGACAATGTTGGATTTAGAGCAAAAGATACTGTGATGCTAACTGGTAACCAGATGCTTGCAATGATTGGTGCCAACAACATTCTTATCAATGACAAGGGTCTACAGATATCTAAGAATTTCATCAGCAATAATTACACAAAGATTGATGACCTTGTCAAGCTTCTGAAGTTCGTACCCTGGACTGATCTAGTCAACAATTCTTCTGTGCGTGTTCGTTATTGCGTTCGTGGCGGCGTGATGTATCTTGATTGTTTCTTGACTGGTGGATATCCAACAT